GCTTTGTATTGGTAGTCACGAGGTTTTATTTTGGATATTTTATCCATAAACAATTTAACACCACGAGGTGATACTAACTTATTATCATCATAGATATCACCATACCATTCATCTTTCTGGTAATCTATTTGATACTGTTTTTCATGGGCCCATGTATGAAGATGTTCTGTTAGTCCATGATACAACGCACCTGTAGCAGGTGAGTATAACCTAATGGTTCCATCCCAATGTCTGTACCTAGGATTCTTTTTTAAATATTTTGCTTCTGGAACTTCAAATGTAAAGTAGTCTGCTAATTCTTGATGGACATGTGGTTCTTTAGAATCTATAGTAACATAAACTTCATTCTTTTTCTTTACTGAAAGATGTGTCATTACTGTCCATTGATAAATTTCTCCCACTCAATAGCACTCTTGACTTGGAAACCTCTATTTGATATTTGTTTCATTACCTGATCTAACCAATAAAGCATTTGATCTAGGTATTTAATTTTCGCTTCTAAATTTATGATGTCTTCATCAGACTCTACATAAACTTTCATCTTATCTTGAGTTGAGATCCTACTACCAAAGGGTTTTTCAGCATAGACTTTTGCGTCAGCTTCTCCTCCATAGTATTCACGCTTCTCTCTAATTAGTTTGCGAATTTCAAATTCAAGTGAGGTTTTAATCTGAGATATATCAGTGTAGTGGTTTAAGTATTTATTATGGCAGAAGGGAATGTCAAGTGCGACCTGTGCTAGGTCAGCACTATATTGTTTGTTCTTGAACTGGAAGTCTACATGACTATCCTCTGTCCACTCTGCTCTTAATTGTTCAAATTTATTACGAAGAGATTCAAAGTTCATTCAATTTTCTGAAGGGTCTCATTACAAATATTATACTTCTCATACTTGAAAGTAACATCAGCAGTTAAGTATTCTATATCAGTTATACTAGCATCAAATGGTACTCCAGTCAAAGAGACAGGAAATAGATTAGTAAATTCTACTATGTGATTGGTGTTATTATGTGAAGACAATACATGCAACAATGCTCTAGAGTACTGATCTTTTTGATCTGCTCTACCATCAGATAAACCAAACTTACGTATCCAGTTATGAATTGATGTATAGTTTACTAGATCTTCATCTATAATAAACCTTACATTCAAATCACCAAAGTCAACACCACCACTACCAGCAATAGGAATGTTTCTATATGGTGTAGGAACCTGAGCAAATGACATTGAGATCTCAGGTATACCAGCAGATTGACAAAAGAAATCCACACCAGAAAATATTTCAAGATCTAACTTAAATCCTACAGGAGATAAAAAATTTCTATTAGTTGGTTGTTCTTTATACCAATTGGCAACCATGTCAACTTCCCAAGCTATATCTTATTTAGTATACCACCAGTACGGACCTTCACCAGGTCCACCAGTATAGTCATCATCATCATCGTCATCCCATGTGATGTTAATCTTTGGTGGTTTTTTCTTCTTCCAACTATTAACAGCAATAACTGAGGCAATGGTAGCAGCAGATACTATAGGTGAAGCGAAGAGTAGTATCTTCTCTAACATTAGTAATGATATTCGTCTAGTACGTCAAGTGTTCTATTTAGGTACTCGTTTGCTCCAATACACTCCCACTTACCTTTCTCTCCTATTTCACACTTGTAATGTAATTCTCTTTTAAGTTGCATGAGTTTAGAAGTCATTTCAACTTTACTAAGTCTGCCGTTCATGGCTATACCTATTCTGCATTAATATTTAGGTAAGATAGCATAAAAAAAAGAGACCCCGTAGGGTCTCTTAGTGTGTATATCGTGACCGATATTACATTAGGTTAGCAACCTGTACACGTCTGTAGTACTGGTTTCTATTCGCTGTAAGTGCTTCAGCATCAGGTGTGCCGTTAGCAGCAGTAACGAATGGGTTAGCAACCATACCGTAACGTGTCTTAAATCCAATCTTGGGTTGGAAGGTGTCTGGACCAATTGATCTGACCATTTGTAGGGGTACATATGGGCAGTAGAACAGACCAGCATCATAAGGAGATGAACCCTTATAACCTACAACATAGTAGTGCTTATCAGCAAGGTTTGCAGAATATGGATCAACAAATACCTTAATACGTCCGTTGATTGTACCAACAAGTAGATTACCTGTGTCATCAACTTCACCGATGGAAGGACCACCAGCACCAGTTAGACCTGAAGAGTAATCAAGAGTACCACTCATAGCAAGAGCAGAAGCAACATCAGCAGAAGTGATGATGAAGTTCCCTTTTCCTCTACGAGTTTCCTGTGCGATTGCGTTGGCATCTCTTTCAACTTGGAACATCAGTCCTTTGAATTTCTCAACTGACCATCTTCCATTACTGTCTACGTCTAGGTCAAATACACCAGCGTTTGCTACGTTGTTAGCAGCACCAGGTTTTGCAATTGTGTATACAGTACGTACAACCTCACGGTTGATTTCAGCAAGGATCTCACTAGACAAGATGTTAGCAAGTTCTTGCTCTGCATCAAGACCGTGAATTGCTTTCAAGTCCTGTGCAAGTTCTAGAGTGTACTCTGCTTTGAGGGCTCTGGACTGTGCAGTCACAGAAGTCTTCTCAATACTGAATGACATCTCACGGAACAATGTTCCTGCTTCTCCTAGACCTTCAGCAACGTTACGAGCCATTGGCTTAACACCACGCTCATATGTTCCTGGAGTAGAGTCGTTAAGTAGACCTGGATTAGATCCGTCAACTTTGTCGCCAGAAGCGTATGCGTTAGCAGTAGCATCAGAACCAGCAGAGAAGTTTGAATCTGCTTCGTTGAATAATGCTTCGTCTCCGTCTCTTCCTTCAAAGTGTGCCTTCATTGCGAAGATCAAACCTGTAGGACCTGACATTGGTTGTACACCACATATGTCATATGCAACGAGGTTAGGCATCGCACGGCGAATCAAGCTGATTAGAACTGGGTCAAAACCTGCAAGTCCACCTGTTTTTGTATCTAAACCACTACCAGACAAGGCGTTACCACCAATTGCTCCAGCAGAGTTTCCAGCAGCACCACCTGCTTCTTGTAACATTCCACGTTCTTCACGGATGAAACGTTCTTGGTTTTCCAACAAAACTGCGGTAACTGCTTTCTTATAGTTATCCTTGATGGCACTAGTGCCTTCATGATTCAGAACAGGTGACCACTTTTCTGTCAGAGCTTTTGCGTTAAACATTTGTTTAATCTCTCTTTATTTAAAAGTAATTTAATTATCTATTTCCAACGACTAAGTGCAGCAGCATAAGCGTCCATTGCTGGATTTGTGCTTGGTGCTTCTACTCCGTCAACTGGAGTTTCATCAGCAACTTCTGATGTTGCTACAGTTTTCTTCTCTGAGAAATATGCTTCCTTGAAAGTTGTTACCTTCTTGGTGTAGTCTTCCTCTGAAATAAAGTCAACTGCTTCAGCAAGTTTGCTGAGTTTGTCCTTCTGAGTATCTGCTAGTCCTTCCGACACAGTGGTCAGAATATTTGTTTTGGCAGTTTCATTTAGACGGGCTTGAAGTTTCACGTTAGCTTTGACCTGTTCGTCAAGGCGTTCTTCCATCTCACGAATAGATGCAGCCATACCTTCTACCACCTCAACTTTTTCTTCAGGGATAGAGATATAGTGCTCTTCAAAGAGACTCTTAAGACCTACAATGAAGTCCTCGGTAATCTCATTCTTTATACCACGGTCAATAGCGATTTGGTTTTCTTCCAACCACTGACCTACGGCGTAGTTCACTGTACCATTAACATCTTCAGAAAGATCTGCTTTCGCAACTTCAATCTTTTCTAAAGTTTCTTTGGCAAAGTGTTCTACAATCTTGTCATGCTCTTCTGCAAGTTTTGCCTTGACTGCACCTTCAAAGATGGTCTTTGCTTTCTCGGCAAACTCTTCAGAGAGTTCTGTTCCCTCTAGGAGGGCTTTAACATCGTCTGATACATCCACAGATTCATACGATGGTTTGATAGGATAAGTTACATCTGGACCTTTCTTAGTTCCGTATGCAATTTCAGCACCTAATGAATTAACACCAGCTTCGTCACCAGGTTTTCCAGATGGGGAAGTAGCACTACCGTCTTGTGAGACAGGAGCTGCTGCCTTAGCACCAGGATTGTCTTCGCCTTCTTCCTTATTAGAGTGGAGAGGTGCTGACTGGGATCCACCCAAATCAGTTACTGATTGTCCATTTGCTACAGAAGGTGGAACGGTTGGAGAAGAACCTGATGGTTCATCTTTTCCGCTTGAACCTTGTTGAGGGTCACCCGAAACAGCCGAAGGATCGGATCCAGTAGCAGGAATTACAGTTGCTGTAACTGTTGGCATAGGATCTTGATACTCTTTAAGAATATCTTTCTGCTCAGTAGCAAATTCCCCGAACTTTTCGTTTAATACATCTGACATTGTAAGTCTTCCCGTAAATTTACTGTGTTAATCTATAGTTTATTTATTAAATCATAAACCTGTAAGGAAGTCATTGAATACTCTCAATGTTCTTTCCTCTAAGTTTCTGCGTGTAGCAGAATCCATGTAACGCTTGTATTTAGCAACTTCAGTTTCCTTAAGTATGCCGTTATCCCAAGCCCACTCTTTACCTTCCATGATACCATTAACAAAAGCATCAGGTGCGGAAGGGTCAGCAACTATGTCTGCTGCTGTTGCCAGCATGAAGTCATCCATGACAACACCCATATCTTCTCGCCTATCAATAGAACCCATACCTCTTGATGAAACACCAAGTTTTACACCATCTTCTAAAAGAGACTTAGCAATGTTACCCATTGGGGTATTCATTATCTGTGCCTTTCCGATGAAGTTGTTTCCTTCAGATCTAAGAGAGGTAATCCTGTGGGAAACACGGTCAAGGTTAACAGTAGGACCATCAGGATGACCCAACTCCCCAAGAGCACGTGATGTTTTAACATACTCTTCGTTGTATCGGTTAACTTCTTTTTCAAGAACATTGAATGGATACATACGTCCATTACGATTCTTGATTTCTGATTGAAGGAATACCCCTTCAATATAGAGTTTCTTGTCAGCACCTGTACCTTCGGTAATGACCTCTACATTTTCAATCGTTTCCGTTATCAGTTTCATTAGATGGTTCCTCTGGTTTATCTGCTACTGGTTCGTCAAAAAATGTATTTGCTACAGTTTGTTTGTACTGTCCTATAGCTTCACTTGATTTCGCATATAGTAAATCTTGAATAGCGTCAATTGCTTTTGCACGATTGTTATCTGCAATAGAGTTAACAACGTCCATCACTTCAGACTCAGGATTGACTTGATCAGTAGTATTATTTTCAGTCATAATAAATTATTTAGTATTACTTGTAGGTTTAGGTTGAGATTTCATTATTTGTAGTTGTCTTTCATGAGCATCATCCGCAGCATCTTTAGCAATTTCTGCACTATCCATTGCTTGTTGACCTTGAATCTCTGGAGCAAACGCTGTGTTCTGACGATCCATCATATCCATCTGAGTGACATCAATAGGATCAAGTGCAAGACCTTTTTCAATCTCCTTCTGCATTTGCTTATCAATCTCTCTATACTCACTTTCAGATTGCTCAAGAATTTCCTTGCGGATATATTCAATAGAGAAGTACTTACCAACAAAGGCATCCATTTGAGTTGCAAGTTGAATGCGTTGCAACATCAACTCCTTTTCTTTTAACTCATTGAAATGATTGTCAAAGAGGAAGTCATATTGGATGTGCTCCTTCATCTCATCCCAATCTTCAGGAGAAATTACTCCCTTGAGAATAAGTTGCGTCTTGAGAATGTCGTGGAATAACTCTCCAAATCTTTTACGCATTCTTCCAATGAACTTGGTAAACTTAAGTTCGTCACGTAATACTTCTGTTGTCTTTCCGAGGTTAAATCCTTTGTTATCATCGGTAAGACGGGACGGTGGAAGATTAAGAGAATTATAAAGCTTTTTCTTAAAGTACTCAACATCCTTGAGTTCTCCTAGGTTCTGTCCACCAG